GAGCATTTTGCCAAAACTCTCAAGATAAAGGGTCTCGGACCGAAAACTGTTGAGAAGTTAGATTTAGGAAGTTTTCATGAGATTTATCTTCTTGATATAGACTGGATAGCTTATGCTCTTAGTTCTGAGAAGTTAGCAAAGAGTTTAATGGAGCAAATTGAGCTATCTAAAGCTATGCCTCTAAATACGCTGTTACCAGCATTTAGTATTCCTTTGATAGGAAAGACAGCAACTGACAAATTGTCTAAAGTTATTAATAGTATTTATGAACTTACTGAAGACAAGTGTATAGAAGCGGGTCTTGGGCCAACAGCAAGGGAGAATTTAATGCTCTGGTATGATACAGAGTTCTGTGATAATCTATATCACCTACCTTTTGACTTTAAGTTTGAGAAGGTAACAAGAATCAAAGCGGGTGCAGAAATTGTATGTATAAGTGGTAAACTGTCCAGTTTTAAAACTAAGGCGGATGCAACGGATGCACTAGTAGCAAAAGGATATTATGTTAAGACTAATTTAACAGGTAATGTAGATATATTAATAAACGAAAGTGGAATTGAATCCGCTAAAACAAAGAAAGCCAGAGCATCTGGCATAACGATAGTAACCAATCTATTAGAATTTTTAGGAGATTAGAATATGGCAACATTGCCGAAGTGGACTGATGAGCGCACTGAAGAGCTCACCAACTTTGTAGGGGGCGAATCCCCTATCTCTCAAGGCACTGTAGCAGAAGCTGCAGAGCAACTTGAGACCTCTACTCGATCCGTATCTAGCAAATTGCGTAAGATGGGATACGAAGTAGAACTAGCTTCTGCCAAGAGCTCCAGAGCTTTCTCTGAGTCTCAAGAAGCTACTCTTGCCGCGTTTGTTAATGACAATAGCGGTGAGTACACATACGCTGAAATAGCGTCTCACTTTGAGGGCGGAGCATTTACTGCGAAGTCTATTCAAGGAAAAATCCTCTCTATGGAACTGACTGACCATGTCAAGCCAGCTCCTAAAGTAGAGACTCCTCGAACCTACTCTGTTGAAGAAGAGAATACCTTTATCAAGATGGTAGATCAAGGAGCATTTGTTGAAGCAATCGCTGACAAATTGGATCGTTCAGTAAATAGTGTTAGGGGCAAAGCTCTTAGCTTACTACGCGCTGGAGAAATTGCCGCCATCCCCAAGCAGGAGCACACTAAAGGAGCAGCGAAGGACGATCCTTTGGCTGACCTAGGAGATGTTTCTGGAATGACAGTTGAAGCCATTGCCGACCAAATCGGCAAGACTGCACGTGGTGTCAAGACTATGCTAACTCGTCGTGGTTTGACAGCCGCAGACTATGACGGTGCTGCAAAGAAAGAAAAAGCTGCTTCTTAAGTAGTATTTCGGTACAACCGTAGCGGGGGGCTGCGGTTGTGTTTTTCTATCTGGGGGTCTAATTGAATATTTCAAGTGCTTTTTTAAAGCAAGTTTTAGTGCTACAAGATTTTGAGACTTGGGCACAAATGCGTCAGCATTACTTGCCACCTGAGTACCACAGACTATTTACTGAGGTAGATAGACACTGTGAGAAATTTCATACAATGCCCACGATAGAACAGTTACAACTTGGTTTACGCGATGATTCTACAAAAGAACTCCTTTATGCAGTAGAGAATGTGGATGTAGATGTTGAGGCTTCTATACTTCTACAGTATCTAAAAAATGACTTTACTCAAAAAGAAATTCTGAATCAACTTGAAGACTATGTTGATAACTCAATCTCCTTTGAAGATGCAGAAGAGTCCGTTCGACACCTACATCAAATAGTGTTAGATGTTGAGGATAAGGTAGAATTACAGTTACCTGAAGAGAGTATGCAAAGTATTCAACTCTTCGATCCAGATGAGGATTTAGGAAAATACCTGTCCCTTGGCTTAAATAATGACCACGATCAAAAGATTATGTTCTCCCCCAGAGACTTAATACTTGTAGGCGGTCAAAGCGGGGCAGGGAAATCCAATACATGTGTTAATATTGCTAATAACGTATATGAATCTGGCAAAACCGCCATATATTTCACTATAGAAATGGACAGTAGATCAATACTGCAACGGTGTTGTTCTCTGGCTACCGGTGTACCTTTCTCTAGGCTTCGCACAAAGAACCTCAGTAATACTGAATGGGATATAGTAGCCGGTTGGTGGGCAAATAGATTCAGCAACAGTCAAGAAGAACTAGAACAGTTCAAAAACGATCGAGACTTTGATAAGTTTCATAAATCCTTAAAATCAGATTGCGAGCTTCTCCCAACTCAGCAGCTTGATGTGATTTACGATCCGTCCTTGACTATAGCAAAAATACGGTCTGAACTTGATAAAAAAGTAAAAAGTAAGATGGACGTTGGCGTAATTATCGTAGACTACATCAATCAAGTTAAACGATCAAACTTACCCTCTCGGGGAGGACAGTATGATTGGACAGAACAAATAGAAGTTAGCAAAGCACTAAAAGGTATGGCACAAGAGTACGATACCCCAGTATTCTCGCCATACCAAACTGACGCGGGTGGCGGAGCACGTTTTGCCAAAGGAATCCTAGACGCTGCAGATGCGGCTTATAGTCTGGAACCTTGGGGACAGGAAGATGCCTGTATGACATTTAACTGTGTTAAAATGCGTTCCGCCGCCATGACGTCTTTTACTTCTACTATGGATTGGGAGACTTTAAAAATCGGTCCCCATTCTGCTTTATCTCCAAAAGAAAGAGAAGCCAACGACCAAAAGACTGGAGAGGCGGTAGACGACCTATGAGAATGTTAGTATTTCTATTAATGGTAATAGTGGACGGGGAGGAGCAGGGTACTCAAAATATGTACTTTGCAAGTATAAATACATGCAATTATTATGCAGATCGTATAGAACATAAACAGTATAAAGTTACAGCATATTGTGTACCTAAGATGGTTAATCAAAATCAGCCGTTGGTAGACTATGGACGTTGAGACTTTACTAATTAAGAAAGACATACAGTATATCCCAAAAGGTAAGGATTTTGTAGTGCGATGCCTAAATCCCGAACATGAGGATAGAAATCCTAGTATGAAAATAGACCAAATCACTGGAATATACCAATGCTTTTCCTGTGGCTATAAAGGGAATATACTTAACAATTTTGGGGAAAGGGCAAACCAATTACAATTACGGCGTGACCTTTTTAAGAAAAAACTGACAGAAAAACGTGCAGAGAGTGTTGGTTTGTCCTTTCCTCAAAACTGTTTACCTTTTATAGGAACTTGGCGAGGTATTAAACCTGAAACCTTTAAAAAGTTTGAAGCCTTTACTCACCACCATTCCGCTGATTTTAAAGAAAGAATTAACTTTCCAATACGTGACATTTCTGGAAAAATTGTAGGATTTCAAGGAAGACATAGATCAGCAGGACTACCTAAGTATAAGTTTAGTCCAACAGGTGTTAAAGTACCCTTCTTCCCTATAGTGGAGGCAATACAGAGTACGGTAATATTAGTAGAAGGATTATTTGATATGCTTAATTTACATGATAAAGGATTGACAAATACAGTTTGTTGTTTCGGAACAAATAACTTTAGTGAGCGTAAGCTATCTATGTTAAGTGTTCAAGGAGTAGAACATGTATTTATCTTTTTTGATAATGATACTGCAGGACAGAAAGCAGCAACAGAGTTAAAACCTTTATGTGAAAATGCAGGACTAACTTCTAAAAACATAGTTCTTAAGGGTATTAAAGACCCAGGAGAGCTACCAAAAGAAAAAGTTGAAGAACTAAAAAGGAATTTATATGGCTAAAGTTGCCCTAATAGAAACTAAACCCAGTAGTACCGATTTCCGTAAGGAGTTCGATGGTGCTTTCGATTTTGATCAGTATCAGTTGTGTTCTGATCGTAATATTAAGAAAGTATTAAAACGAGATTGTGATATAGATATTGATACAAGTATCTATGATTGGATTGTGCTTGTAGGTAGTGATGCACTAAAGTACTTTACCAAAATTAATTCAGTTACAGAATATTCTGGTAAGAAAGTAGAAGATAAATATTTACCAGTTATTAACCCAGCAATGCTTAGGTTCAAACCTGAAGTACGTAAGACATGGGATGACTCTAAAGATAATATAATAAAGTATATAAAAGGAGAAATAGAAGAGGTTGTTATAGATTCTTCTATCGCTTTTGGTATTGAGGATACTGAAGAATGTAATAAGTTTATACAAAAAGCAATAGACTATGACTGTGAATACATAGCTCTTGACTCCGAAACAACAGGTTTATACCCTCGCGATGGATATATGCTAGGAGCGTCTTTGTCTTACGATGGTAAACATGGCGCTTACATTAACACAGAAGCATTTGATGAAACGACAGAAAAGTTATTTCAAGAATTATTTGATAAGAAAATTGTAGTGTTTCACAATGCTAAATTTGACTTGGCATTTTTTGAGTATCATTTCAATTTTAAATTTCCAAGATTTGAAGATACCATGTTGCTCCACTACCTCATAGACGAGAACCCAGGAGGGCATGGTCTGAAGACACTAGCTATTAAGTTCACTCCTTATGGAGATTATGAGAAGCCAATGTATGATTGGATGGATCAGTATCGTAAAGAACATGGAATATTAAAAGGAGACTTCCAATGGAGTTGGATTCCTTTTGATGTTATGAAAACATATGCTGCAATGGATGCATTGTGCACATTTATGCTTTACGAAAAGTTTGTAAAAATTAAGCAGAACAAAAAACTAGCATGGGTATATGAGCATATTTTAATTCCGGGGTGTCGTTTTCTAACAGATACTCAAGATAATGGTGTACCCTTTAATAGGGCTAGATTAGAAATCTCACAGCAATTAATGCAAGATGATATTGATAAG